CTGCTATACGCAGTCGCAGTGTCTTATGCAAACTAAAGACATTCCTGCTTTATCCTTATTACTAAGTTTATTTAACGACACGAAACCTGCCGCCTACAAGTAGGAGAGTTGCAGAAACAGGACTCGAACCTGCATACTCTTGGTTATGAGCCAAGTGAGCTTCCATTGCTCGTCATTCCGCTATAATATTTAAGAATTATCAGTGACCATACTACAAGAACTGTAGTACAATCACCGATTATAGAAGGTAAGGTACAATGAATATGTACTTGATGTTTACATTTTATTATTCTCTGTTTTATTAGCCAAGAAAAGCTGATTTCATTCTAAATCTGCAATGCCACTCAAAAGAGCAGCAGAGCAGACATACAAAGATTGTCGGTTTGTTTCTTCCATGACAATCGTTTTTGTATCATATTTTCGTAAATATTTCACTATATCTACATTTAAGAAAATCGAATTTTTCGTAAAAATGTGCCAAAAATCCTTGTAAATCAAGGGTTTTTCAGACTTTTCTAAAAAGTAACATTTTGCTTTTCTCTATATTTTTTCATTCGTTCTTTTGCATTAGCTTCATTTATTTCCTTGTAACATTTTGAACAATACATTTTCCTATTGTTGGTTATTTTAATTTTTCTTCCACATCCAGGATTTGCGCACTGCTTATAACCCTTTTTAAAATTCCCTATGTATTGATTGCCAATATTTTCAAATTTAGTTACCTTATAGGCAATATCATCATCAGTGTCTCCTAAATCTATTTTGATATTAAGATTATTCACCTTTTTTCCAAAATGAATATAGCCATTACTATATAAATCATGCAACAATTCATTCTTTTTATCAGATGAGAGAGTAACATTGGCAAGTTTAAATACTTCTGAAAGACCTTTTGAGTCTTTCTTATTTATCCAACCTTCACAATCCATATATCTTGCAATAGCAAATAATGTAAACATAAATTTCTTTTGGCGATCATTTGGAAGAGACTCCACAACTTTTAATTCTTTTTCATAAATAGGAACATATTCAAGTTCCCTAAAGAGATTTTTAGATTCCGAATCATATAAATCAATACATGTTTTTTTGATTTTATTGGCATATCTATATTCTTGATATCCTTCAATATTGAATTCAAGCATTTTTTTCTTGACTGTATCAATTAGAATATTTGGATCTTTACCTCTATCAAAATAATACTTAGCAATCAATGTTATCAGATATCCATTCAAGATATTATCTGGTTTGCTACCAGACGCTAATATCTCTCTAATATATTCTTTTTCATTCAGTATATACAACTTCTTCCTCCATTTCTTCTAAACGTTTAATAATTAGTTCTCCAATACAATCCCAACAAAACTGTCTATTACCTTTATATCCATAAGTCATATCAAGAATGATGTTCATACGTTCATCATCATTTGGACATATTTCTTCAGCTTTCTTCTTAAACATTTCAACCATACTTGCACGTTGATAATATTTGTCGAATTCATCCTGTTTATCAAAGATATCAGTTCTATTTAGCTGTATTCCTTTTTCTTTTCCCTGTTTCTTTTTATATTCTTTAATGCATTCACAATAATATTGTTCAAGTTCTCGCAGAGCTTGTCTGTGTTCTTCAGTACAACGCCTTTTAACCTTCAATGTATTATAATCAAATGAAGAGTCCTTATATAATTGAGATTTGTAACTATCTAACTGACTTTCAACATATTTACAAATCTGATTCATGGAACAATTCCCTGTACCAACTGGCATTTTTCTCTCATACCAAAAAAGAAAATCTTCTTGTTCTTTTGTAAGAGTATCTTTATTATGTAAATCCTCGATAGAACATTTATAGATAGCATAGCATTTAGCATTACTTTCTTTAATGTATTGCTTGTACTGTCTTTTTGTTTCATCGTAAACATAAATCATAAAGTATGGTTTTCTATATGCACAAAGGGATTGCAAATATTTATTCTCTCCGCAAGCCCCTAAATTGTACCAACTGCTTTCCATTGGTTTTGCAATAATTCCCTTAATTTTGTCCAACTCATTTTGCTGATAGAGCTGACCACATTCTATTCTATATTCTAATTCTTTATATTCAGGTGAATCTTTCTCGAAATGAGATTGAACTTCCATCATAGATGTGACATAATTAGTGATTGTTCCGACTTGATTTCCCATACCTGCTTTATTTGTCTTTTTAACAGCAGCTTCAGTAACAACAATCTTTTCTGCATTTCGCTGAACACATTCAATAGCAGGTAAATATCTATAGCGTCTTTTCATAACTGAGTTATTAGTAGAAAAGTTCAAATCCGAGTCCCAATCTTCCCCATTCTCAGCCATACAAAATGAATCCCAACCGTTTATAATCATGATAGTATTCATATATTGATACCAATACTGGCATTCATCTGAATTATTGATATTACACATTCGAATATTATTATGACTTGTCATTGGGCTTCTAAAGAGTACAATTTCATCCTCATTCTTATCAATCCAGAACTTTGAATAACATTCATTTGCTTTTAATAATCCTGTTACTTCCAAACCACAAATAGATTGCATAAGAGCAAATGGATCACCACTTGCAATCTGATAATTACCATTTACAAATAATTTGCCAATCTTCGCATCATTCATTTTTTTCTTAATATATCTATGTACAGAGTCGATTATATATGGATCTCCCAACATATATTCACTTGTATATAAGGCACGTTGCCATGAATTTACATCGGTATTTTCATTAATACCAAGAAATTTAACAGTAGAAGAATAGTCACCACACATAGCATCTTTTAAATACTTAATTGTTGGCGCACACAACTCCTCAATATCTTCGTCTGTAAATTCATAAGACTGAAGATATTGGTAATTCAATTCTCTTTGTTCTTCAAGAACATGTGGTGAAATTTTTGTTACAGAAAATCCGTATCCACATTCCTTATATGCATTCACATATTGCTCGATATTATCATACGCTCCCCATAATTTAAGAGAAGACTCTGTGATAATCATTTCACATTGACGAATATCTTGCATATTTCCCCAAATATCTTCAATCATGTAATTACCATTATTGTATTTTTCAATGAACTCATATACAGGAAACGGATAGAGCATTCCTTTGAGCCATGCGTTTCTCAAGCACACACCGCCAGGAATATAATCAAGACCTAAAGATTCAGCTACTCGCTGCATATATTGCATAGTACAAAGATTAAAACCGTCAGATACATTGTTTTCAAGAGGTTTATCTTTAATAATTTCTCTTATCGGTTCTTTTGAATCGCCACCATCATCGAGTGATATAACATCTGCAAAATATTGTGTAATACAATCTTTTACGACCAAAATTCCATGTGGATCACAAATCGGTTGTGATGCAGAACATGTTAATGCTTTGTAAGCTTCATATTTTGCAGGAACTAATTTAGTATCTGGATTTCTCTTGCATTCACATAATTCATTTAATTTGTCAATGTATTGTGAATTGCAGAAGAGAAGAGTATTGTTTTTTAATCCACCTGTAGTTCCAACAAAGCGTTTATAATTAACACCATTTACAGTAACACCTTTTTTACCAGTCACTCTTGCAAAATCAGATTTTTTATCAACAACTACCTGCATAAATATCTTTGAAAAATCAATACTCCAAATAGGTTTTTCTAAAATTTTATTTGCCATTATACGGAACTCTTGAGCTTCAAACAGTGATATGAGTTCCTGATATTTAAAAGCCTCTTCTTTGGTAATCTGTAAATCCCAATTAGAATACTTTAGTTTATTTGTTCCAATTTTAAAAATCTCATATTGAGGTACGCTAATACCAGCCATAAATCCTCCTTTTATTTTTATTTATTATGTTTCACTTATATATTCTCCAAATGAAATTTCTAATTCTTATTTTCAATCAAAACAATTACTGTTTTCCATTTCTTTGACTTCATAACCAAGCCAGTTGATTACAAAATCAATACCTGGAATACAGTCTCTATGTATGTATTGCCCTTCACAATTACACAAAAATTCTTCGCCATCGTAAATACCTTCTTTGCAGTAACAACAACTGAAATTAGTTTTCGGTGGCACAAAATTTGGACAACCAGTCTCATGCCCATTAATTCTTCCACAATATTCACAACCCATTTAAAAAAATCTCCTTACTTATATCTTATAATTCTTCATATGCATATCCATCATTTGTTGTATAGTATATATGCCGTATCCCTAAATCCTTAATTGCAGCCATACAACTTGGACAAGGACGAGCCATACCAAAAGTACAACATTTTCGATTTCTAAAAATATACAATTTAACCTTGTGAAAATTAACATCTAAATGTCTTATGGAATTCAAACAATTAATTTCAGCATGTAGACTTGGATTAATTTCATTGTCATCCCAAGAATTACGAAAACGATTGTAGTATTTTTGAATCGGATGAGTCTTTTTGGTATTGCAACCAACTCCTATAATGCTATTTTGATATACGGCAACACATCCTATGTGTACTTTATAGAAATCTGAGACACATGCTATTTTCTTTGCCTTCTCAAAATGTTTATAATCTGATTTACTTAACATTTAATCTTTCTCTTTCATATAAAGCATTTCCTCGTTCAAAACATTCAAGCTCATATTTTGTGCGATTAATGTAATAAGTAAAATCAGTATTTTCAATATACTTAAGAATTTCCATACATAATTCTTTTTTGTTATCTGTTTCAACTCTAAGTGTTAAATCTATAAGATCGTATCTATCAATTTCATTCTTCTTAATAAATAGAGTGGTGTTATACAATCTTTTTTCTTTGTCCCATCTGCTCATAGCGAGAATAGAGTATCCATTATGTAAATCCACAACTATACTAGTATCTGCAATTATTTCATATCTCATTATTATCTTTCCTCCATTTTTCTAGCATCTCTAACATCACATTCTTTTTTTCTATCTTGGTCAAATTTCCAATCATGGATCAATCGGTCTGACAAACTTAAATTTGTTCCACCAAAATCAGCTTCACATAGTTTTGGATAACATACTAAATTAGCCTTTCTTTTAAGCTCTATTGTTCTTGTCAATACATGATTCTGTGTTTCCTTTGTCATAAATTATTGTTCTCCTTGTTAAATAAAATTTTGTGTTCATATCATCGCTCCTTAGTGTGTGATACGTGTTTAATTGTTACATTTATATATTCCCTTATTATGAAAAGGTTTTATTAAAAAATTTAAATGTGAGGGTTTGTTCTAATTCACCGATATGGTATAATCATTAAGATGTGTATATACACTTGTAACTCATTAACTAAAGTCACGACTGATTCTTATATCAGGTACGGAGGTGTGATTATGCACATTAAAAATAGTGAAATCTATAATCTTTCCTATTGTGATAGTGTTTTATTGCGAAAGGAGGATTGTAGATATTGCTAACTATTATTCTTACACCAGCTGTTATAATCGCAGTTTTGAATCTTGTTAAATATTGTGTGAAGTGTTTTACACAATACAAAGAATTGAAGCTACTTGTAACTTCAGGAAAAGAACGTGTCACCATCACGAAAAATGGCATATCATATAAGAAATAGAATATAGTAGGTACGTGAATTACTATTGTATTCATTTCTTATAGTAACTTATTAAATAAAATTCACCAGTGAATTAGAAGCCTCACTGCAAATTGGAGTGTTTAGCGTAACACTCATTGCGCAAATTTATGGTAAAGAGATATTGTCGTAAGGGATGATATCTCTTTATGCTCTTAATTTATTATTCTCCAAAATTTCTATCTGTTTTTTAATTTCCTCACATGGATCATATTTATTATCAATTCTTTGACCATGTTCATCAGTTATAAAATGTCTGTAATCAGCAAACACCTTTGGAGTAGTAGTATATTTTTCTTTGCCATCCTTAATATGTTTTTCTCTCTTCATAGGTTGACATTTTACAATTTTAAGTTCTTCCAAAATGTCAACTATACGACCAATATATCTTTCAGAAAGTCCAATGTCATCTGAAATAGTCTTAAAATATCTATAACAACATAATGGCTTACCATCCATTCGATTCAAATTAACACGAATATAAGAGAGTA